CTAAAAAATGTACCTACTTTAATCATGTATGTATTTATCTTGGAATTTTTTTATAATCCTAAAATATTCAGTTCTAAAATAATGTAGCTCTCTTTCAAGCATTTCTATTTCTTGTTTAGTTCTATATAAAACTACGATAGTTCCTAGTATAAAACCAAAACATATTGATACTGCTATTGCTATTAGTGGAATATAAATCATATACAATGTAACAAAAAGTTTTTCATAAAAACAAATTATAAAAGAGATTGTTGCTCTAACTTCAAATATGAATTATTATTTTCATGTTCACCAATCTCAATGTACCTACCATTTTGTATGTTATATTTAAACTCTGCTTCTCCTAATTCACCTATGTGTCTAAACTTAACTTTTTGTACAAAAACTTTTGTTGTGCTGTTTTCAAAATCTCTATATATTGACAATCCGTTATCTACCTGATTATAAAAGTTTGCACTACCAGCTATGTCATATAAGGTAGGAACTTCATATAGTTTGTTTTCTTGTTTAGCCATTTTTCTTGGGTGTGCTACAAGAAAGATATGTATGTCATATTTTTGTTTAAATATTGTTAGCTTAGTAAGAAACTTATTAATAAAATTAGTTTCGCTATCAGAACCTAAATTAGCATCTATTTTGTTGTATGGGTCTATAACTAGGGCATTTATACCATATCGTCTAATTAAACCTTTAGCTGCGTTTAAAATAGCATCTATAGTGTAAACATCGCTGTCTGGTCTTATCCAATAAAAGTGTTTTGATATAAAGTCTTTTGCTGTACCAAGCTCATGTTTACTCATTCTGTTAAATTTAGTTTCTTTACGAAATGACTTGCCAATTAGTTTTTCAGCTAAAACAGAAAAGTGTAACTGCATAGGATAATGTTCAGGACTAAACACACCAAACTTCCAATTATGCTGTGTTGCTAGTTTCATACACAAATGTTCTAAAAAATTACTTTTACCATGTGTTGGTATACCTGTAACAACAGTTAGTTGTGAAGAGGCAAAGCTAAATAATTTATCAAACTTACTATGACCAATTAACTTACCTCTTTGTAGTCCTGTTTCGTATAAAGAGTCTATATCTATGTCAAACTCTTTAACACTTAAAACACCTTCTAACGGATATGGCTGTGATTTAACTATACATTCTTTTACAACATCTATGTTGTTTTTAACTAAGACATCATTAATGTCTTTACAGTCTTTAGGATAGCTTACTCTATAACAAATATCTCTACCTAGTCTTCTTGATAATTCTTCTTGTAGCTTTAGTCCTGGCTCATCATTATCTACAGCTATATATATTTTTTCAATGTCTTCAGGAAAATCTTTTAAATAATCCATTTTTAAATTACTAGCACCATTTGGCACAGACACACAGTTCTTATATCCTGCCTCATATAATGCTAACTTATCCATTTCACCTTCTACTATTATAGCTTCTTTTTTACCAATTAAATCATCTAAGCCATACATAATTCTTTCAGCATCTTTTACTAGCTTAAAGTTTTTAGCACCATCTCTATATTTAATGTTTACTAAAGAGCTATCTCTATAGTATTTAAACTGTATAGTTGTAACCTCTTTGTTTACTTGTGGCATATATTCTAAGCCTTCAGCCACTCTATTGCTTACAAGTGTTTGTTTACTTATGCCTCTACTTGCAAACCAAGACAAAAACTTTTCAGAATAATTATACAAATCATTAGTTTGAGTAGGCACTTTATATACTATTTCTTTCATAAAATTATTTTTAACTTTTAAACCACCATTCCAACCACAATTATGACAATTCCATATACCTTCGTCTATATTAACAGACAAGCATGGGTCTGACTTCTTTTTTCTATCGTGTGAACATTTAGGACATTTTGTTTTAATCTGTCCGTTTGTCTTTTTTACTACTATGCCATTATCTAAAAAACTCATTAAAACACCATATTTGTAAAGCCATTACCAGTAAAGCCTTGATTACTACTTTCATTTATTTCATCATCCCAACAACCTTGATTTAACCAAGTGCTTGGGTGTTTTTTATATTTTATATCTGTTATAGATTGTGAATATTTTTTTGCTGACACAACACATTTTTTACATACCTCTATATCTAGCTTCATAAACTTTTCATAACATAACTTTCTACTTTTCTTATAGTTATATGCCTCCCAAAATTGCTCAAATAATTCTTTCTTTTCATTTATATTATTATCTATTATAGTATTATGCTTAACATTTTTGTTAAGGGGGGTATTAACATTTTTGTTAATGTGGTCTAAACATTTTTGTGAACCAACTAGAGTAATTCTTCTTTTATCTACATTTTTCTCTTCTTTAACTAAATGTATCTTTATAAAACCATTGACAGATAAGTTTTTTATATTTCGACTTATGCTATTAGGATGTTTTTTAAAGAGCTTACTAAAGTAATCGTTACTTGCCCAACAGTAACCCTTTTGATTACATAAGGCAGTTATTTCTGCGTATAGTAGTTTTTCTGTAGAATTTACTTTATCGCTATATCTAATATTAGCTGGTATTATTGCGTAGTAGTTTGGTTGATTTGACATATTAGTTTTAGTAAATAAAAGGGAGAGCAAAATAATTACTCCCCCTTATGTTAATTTAAAATGGTAAGTCATCTTCTGACCCTACCTCAACAGCTTTTTTCTTTGTAGGCTTCCAAGTGTCTACATAAGAATAATGCGTTACACCTGTTTCAGATGCTTCTTTTCTTCTAGCAACAATTAAATTTACCCAACCATCATTGTTTAAAGTTTTTAGTTGTTCAACTAAATCATCTACTTTGATGCTAAGTTTTAATTGTGTACCACCATTATCAAAAGATTTCTCCTTGATAATCATTCCATTTACATACTGTTTTTCTGACATTTTTAAAATAATTTTAATTAATAATTGGTTTAGTTATTTTTAATTTCAACAAAAGTTCTTTTATATTTATCTAATGTCTCTTGCATAATTAATAATTCTTTTTCCATAGCATCTACTGTTCTTACTCTGTGTGTAGTATAATGCTCTAAGTTTGCTGATTCGTATAAATCTTTATAACCTTTTAGATATAAAAGATTTTGTGCATGATTTCTTTTGTAATGCAATATTGAAGCGTGGTCTCTATTTACAATTTCACCAGCTCTTGTTAGACTGCAACCTATTTCATTTAGCATTAATCCTAACACGCTTCTAGCCAATACATAGTCTTGTGTTCTTGACTTAGACCTAATAGCTTCTAATGTAAATCCACTACACATTATTACTGAACCACATACAACTTGTTCTTCTACTGTTAATTTTAAATTTTTATGATCAGCTATTTGTAACATATCGTTCATCACTTAATTTTTTAGATTTGTTTAATATTTGTATTAATTCTTCTTTTGATAAATTTTTATTTAAATAATCTATTGCAGCTATAAATCTTTCTTTATTATTTTTGTATTTTAAAAATATAGGCTCTTCATTATTTAAAGTGTCATTAATGTCTAACCCAACTTTCATAAAACATAATTGAAGGTATTTTGTTCTAACATTAGATTTGTGTATTTTTTCACCTAAAAAACCTAAAGCATCCCAACATAACTTTTCTATGTTATAGTAAAAAACTGGACTATTGCACCATAACTCTACAGGTATTGCTTTAAAAAAATCTTTAAAATAATTCAAAGGAATGTAGTTGTTATGACCTATTGGTATTGTTGTTGGTATACTGTTTTTACTTATTCTAACAACTTCTCTTATTCTTTGCCAATTATTAAAATATCCCCCTTCTCTGCATCTGCTTAAATTGGTCTTTAGGGTCTCTAGGGCAATCATTCTCCCATAAGTGTCTGATGATTTCTTCTGCTTCATTATAAGTTAGTTCGTTAAAATTTATTTGTTCGTAAAACATATTAGCACTAGATGTTACTAAAAGACTTTCTATCTTCCCTATTTGCCATAGGGAACATGGTTCATCTTCTAGTACATCATCTATCCAATCGTGCTGTGTCATTTAGTTTTTAGATTTAGAAAAATCATCAGCCTCATCTTCTCCAAATATTCCTAGTTCATAAAAACCTGCTAACATGAGTACAATTCTTGACTTTGCTCTTTTCTCTGCCATTGCAACAGGGTAAGCATTGCTATTGTTCTTTGGAGTACACTCTCCAAATGTTTGAATAATCTTCTCACCTCTTTTACCTAAAGCCTTTATAAGACAATGTGAATGGTCATCTGAAAGATTTACAATATCATATTGTATTTCAATATCATTGGCAGCCATAATTTTATCTATACCTGCTCTTGTGATAATAGTATAGTGCTTGTGTTTAAATACATCTTCTTTTACTAAATTGTTTTCTATAAACAATCTCTTTAAAGTTTCATTCTTAGTTTCTTTTGTCATTTTTCTTAGGATTAAAATTAGTATTTGTTTTAATTAATGTTAGGCATATTTTCTCTACACCCATATACTCTGCAACCTTGTAAAGGTGTGAGTAATACTTAGCAACTTCATCTTCATGTTGTTGCTGTAAATCTACAATGTTTTTAATTTTTGACATAATTTTTTTTTAAATAATTAACGTTCATCTCTATCTCCATCAGATTTCATTTCATCATAATGGTCTTTCATATTTTGTTCGTATTCGTACTCTTCTATCATAGTATAACAATCTTCATCATCGCCACATTCTGTACAAACCATATAGCTGTCAGCGTGTTCTTTACACTCGCCACATATATCTGTTTCTGCCCAAAATTTACTGCCACAACAATTACTTGTTTCGCTATTCTCTTCTTCTACACCACAACAAGATGTTACTAAACCTGTTTGATAGCCATCATCTATAGGGTTACTTAATTTATAGTTATCGTAATTCATAATTAAAAGTTTACTGTTATAATTTTAGTTTCAAAATCTACCTCTATATCTTTAGGTTGTACGCAATCTCCAAAGTTTAAATTAGATTTCTCTAACTCTATTGCCCACTTAGACCCATCATGCTCTTCCATACTGCTATCTATCAATATTGGTATAGGCATTGAATCTTCATCATCCCAGTAATTAACATTTAATTCACCACAAACCTTATTTACATATAAATACATGGATTTTACCCCCCACTCTCTCATTTCTGTAACAAAAGACCAATCTACCATAAAGCTAGACTCTACATCGTGATTTCTTTTGCTAACATTATAAACTGTTACGTTGTTTCCTGATAGTTTTGTTTCGAAATTCATAGTTTTTATTGTTGATTGAAATACAATGTAACTAAAGAAAAATGAAAAAAACAAATTTTATTCCACAAATTTCCATACTACATCATATTTATTGACTTATATTGTAGCAAAGTAAAGAAATGGCTAAAACCTATAGTGATTATCCACAGTCTGCAACAAATAATGCTAAGAGAGCATTAAAGTGGGTTGAAGAAAATGGATGGGGTTCTTGTGGAACTGACGTAGGGAAAAAAAGAGCCTCACAAATCGCAAGTCGTACACCTTTGAGTAGAGATACGATTTCTCGTGTTGCTAGTTTCAAAAGGCATCAACAACATAAAGACGTTCCTTACAGTGAAGGCTGTGGAGGATTAATGTGGGATTGTTGGGGAGGAACTAGTATGATTAATTGGGCAATAAACAAGTTGGAAGAGATAGATAAAAAAAGCAAAAAGAAAGAATACAAGGGTGAAGAGTATGACCATAGATATGATTTTACACAATCAGACATGGAGACTTTACACACTAAAGGAGAGTTATATGTAACACAGACAGATGAAGATGGCACACAAATGACCATTCTTTTTACATATAACGATGGCGAAATTCATGAACACAGTAATATTAAAAACTTAGCAAAAATGAATTGGTACGATATAAAAAATATAGCTTCTGACAATGTAACAGAAGTAATGATATATGATGAGATTGGCAAATATGGGGTTGATGCCAAATCTTTTATAGATGAAATGAAAAATATCCCAAATGGTACATCTGTTCTTTTAAGAATAAACTCACCTGGTGGTTCAGTAGTAGATGGTTTAGCGATTTATGATGCTATTAGCAGAATGCCACAAAAGGTAACTACTCGTATAGAAGGTATCGCTGCGTCAATGGGAAGTGTTATTGCACTTGCTGGTGATGAAGTTATAATGAGTGAAAATTCACTTTATATGATACACAACGTATGGGGAGGAGAAGTTGGAGATGCAGGTGATTTAAGGAAAGCAGCCGACCTCATGGATAAAATGGGAGATAGGTTAGTAAGTATATATATGTCTAAGAGTGGAAATAGCGAAGAGCAAATCCGTTCTTGGATGAATGAAGAAACTTGGTTTGATAGTTCTGAAGCAGTGAAGTATGGTTTTGTAGATATAATCGAAGAACCTATAAAATTAGCTGCAAGGTTTGATATAAACAAGTATGATTACAAGAATAAAGCTCTTGTAAATAATTTATTTAATAACATTAAAAAAGAAAGTAAAATGGAAAAAGAGTTTGATAACTTAAAATCTTTTATCGCTGATCTTTTTAACAAAGAAGGCGAAGTAAAGGAAGTAAAAATTCTTGATAATGATGTTGTTGTTGAAAAAATGAAAACTTTAGAGGAGTCTATAGAAGAGTCTAACAAAGCTATCGTTGAATTAAATGGCAAAATCGTTGAAAAGGATGGTTACATTGCAACTTTAGAAGATGAGATTTCTTCTTACAAAGTAGCAAAAATGGAGGGAACTCCAAGTGATGTAGTGCCTAGTAAAGACCCTAACCCAACTCCAGATGTAAAGTCTGAAAACGCATGGGATGTACTAGCTAAGAGCATCAGTGATGACAAGAAAGTTTATTTTAAAAATTAAAAATTAGAAAAAAATGGCAAACGTAATTAATACAAGTTTAACTTGGAGTCAGGAAGATGCTAGACGTTATTTCCTATCTCCATTGTTTTACGAAAATGACCATCTTAAAGGGATGGAAGTTATTTCTGATATTTCTGGTGCTTCTATTAAGTTAGACAGATATTCAGCTTTAAAAGATTTAACTAAATCAATGAACACAGCGTGTTTCGCTGCTGACGCAGACCAATCTACTAACAGTATTATAGAATTAACTCTATCTCGTTTAGAGGTTGAACACGCACAACAGTCTACTTCTTTATTATCTCACATTAAATCTCAATTATTGAGACGAGGTATTAGTCGTTACGACTTATCAGGAACTATCTTTATGGAAATCGTTTCTGAATTAGTATTACAAGGTATCATGAGAGATATGTCTACAATCCTATGGTTTGGAGATACTGCAAATGGTGCTGGTACTCAAGCACTTGCAAATGGTGTATGGAAAGCTCTTGATGGTGCTGTAGGTGGTGCTTTACCAGTTGCACAAACACTAACTCAAGGTGCTACTGCAACAATCGCACAATTAGAAGCAATGTTAGCTGCTCGTTCAACTGAACTAGCTACTGCTGAAGGACAAGTTATTTACTGTTCTCGTGCTTTTGCTGATTCTTATGCTAAAGAATTAAGAGCTTCTAATGGTTCTCATACTGCTGCTTACGCTGACTTACAAAATGGTGTTGGAAGTCTACGTTTCAATGGTGTTCCTTTAGTTGTTATCAATTCTTGGGATGTTGATATTGCTAACCATTCTGCTGCATTAGCTACTATGGCAAATGGTCTTGCTCCAAATGGTGCTGCTGAAACTAAGTGTGCTATCTGGACAATGGAAAACAACATTACTGTAGGTACTGACTTCGCTGCACAAGATGTAGATATGTGGTACAACAGAGATTGTAAAGAAAACCGTTTCAGAATGCTTTACTCTTTCGGTGTAGCTGTTAAAGAGCCAGGAATGGTTGTTACTTCTACTGAAGACTAATAATAAAAATGTACGAGGGGGGGAGTAAAATCCCTCCTGACTACTTTGTTTAACAATATAATAAATATAAAAAAATGGCAATAACTCAAGGACACGCAATCGTATGTTGCGATAGAAACCGAAGAGGTGGACTTAAAAGAATTTGGCTTATGGAGCAAGGTGGCTTAGGTGCTGTAGCTTATGCTGTAGCTGGTTCAGGACCAGGTGCTGATGCTGCTGGTGGCGAATTTAATTCTTTTGTATCATCTACTTGGTATGAATTTGAATTTGACAGAGAAACTGCTGGTTTCACTGCAAATGCTTCAAGAGAGAATGGTTCTACTCTTGTTAATGTAGAGTTAGATTTCTACATTCCAAAAATTACTGAAGAAATTAATGGAAGATTAAGAGAACTTACAGAGTCTTGTGGTCTTTACGCTTTAGTAGAAACTTATGCTGATGACTGTGATTCAACTGCACCAGAGACTTATTTCTTTATCTTAGGATATGACAAAGTTTTCGAAAAGAAAGCATACTTAGAGTTCTCTTCAGGAGAGCAAACTACTGGTGTTGCATTACAAGATGCAAATGGTACTCAAGTAAAATTAGCTGGTGTTCATGCTGAATACCCAAGAGAAGCGTTAGTAGTAGTTTCTGCTGCAAACGTAGATCCAGCAAACGCAGGTCAGATTGATTTATTTCAAGCTGTTACAGGCGTTACCAATGCTTGGACTTCAAACTAGGTTACAATAACTTTTTATAAGATTAGGGGGAAATTCCCCCTAATTCTTATATATTTACATAAAATATTATATCATGATGAAATTTAAGTTCGATAAAGATTATTTTGTTTCTAATGATAATGACTCTGTTGTAGTTGTAGGACACGCTTTTGAGGTGTCTTTTGATTCTAAACTAAGCAACAAGGTGTTATCTCATTTATATAATCAAGGCAAACCTTATGTTACTTTGGAAAATGAAGAACAAGTTGTCAAAGAAGATGAAATCATACAACCAGAAAAAGTTATTATAAATGAGCCGAAAAAGAAAGAAAAGTATAGAAAGTTTAAGTCAAACAAAAAAGAGTCCTAAGATATTAGGATATTCTTTTTCTAAAGACTTATCTAAAGAACCACCAAAAGAACCACATCCGTATAAACAATTACAGGATGATTGGATTCCTTTTGGTATTAACAATTTATTTCCACAAGAGTTGTCAGAGCTTTCACGTTCTGCTTCTACGCATAGAGCTATACTTAGCACAAAAACTACATTTTCTGTAGGAGAAGGTCTTAGGACTAGTAATAAAAATTTACAAGGCATACTAGAAGATGTAAACATCTATGGTGAATCTATGGATGATGTTGCTAAAAAGGTTTTTGCTGATTATTGGAAACTAGGTAATGGCTACATGGAAGTTGTTATTGGTAGAGGTTATTTAAACTTTTTTCACCAAGATGGCACAACTGCAAGAGTACACAAAGATGGTAAGCACATATTGTTGCACCCTGATTGGGAACACGCAAGACAATATCCAGATGATTTAAGAAAGATACCTAAATACCCTGAATACAAAGAAGAAAATGGTGGTTCTACATTTAGAACAATTATTCATTTTTCTGATTACGAAAGCACATACTACTATTATGGTATGCCAGATTACTGTGCTGCTTTAGACCATATAAAAATAGCAAATCAAATAGGAGTTTACAACCTTACTAGATTTAAAAATGGTTTTATGCCTAGTGCTATTGTAGAGCTCAATGCCGACATGGGAGAAGATGAGGCACAAGACTTTATTGATGATGCTGTAGAAAAACTAACAGGTGCTGGAGATAATTCTAAAATATTGTTTATAGCAAAGAATGGTGATGGCGATGCAACTAATGTAAACATAATAAATGATACTAGCGATGGTTCGTTTATGGAGTTGCAGAAAATAACTAATGATAATATAATTTCGGCACATAGGTGGAATCCTGCTTTGTCTGGAATACAAGTTGCAGGACAGCTTGGTAACAACCAACAGATACTTACTGCCTATGATATAGCAATGAGTACAGTTATAAAAGAACCTCAACAGATGTTCTTAAAGATATTAAAAAAGATTTTAAAAACCGAAAGAGGAATTAATGCCTCTGACCTAACATTTTACACTAAACCACCAGTATCATTACTTGGAGCAATATCACCTTCTGAATTTATATCTATAAAAGAGGGTAGAGAGATATTTCATTTGCCAGAGCTTAGTAAAAGACAAATGGAAGAGTTGCTAGAAGAAAAAGCAAAGTCAAAGCAGAATGAAGTAAAAGAAAATAATAACGATATAAACGAAGAAGATGCCACTAATAACTAAATCAGAAGTAATATCTAGGTGTATCACTAACGCAAACTTTGATACACATTTGATTAAAGACACATTTATAGAAATAGCAGAGTTAAATCACGTCAAACCTTTTTTAGGTGAAGATTTATATGATGCTTGTGTTGCTGGTGGTTACGTTACTTTAGTAAACGATTATATTAAAAATTATTTGGCATTCTGCGTTAAATTTGAGATATTGCCAGACATAACTTATAACACAACATCACAAGGTGTTGTTGATAATTTAGCAGACTTTACAAGTCCTGTAGACCCATCTAAGTTAAATTACTTGAGACAAGAAACCTATAAAAAGGCTGAAACGTACAAGAAAAAAATGGAGAAATATTTAGATGATAACATTACTTTATATCCTGAATGGAAAGGATGTGATGGCTGCGATAACAAAACAAAAGGTGGAAATGTAAGTAAAAGACATGGGATTATAACATACTAGATAAATGAAGCACCATAATAATTTAACTGATTCCCAGATACATAATCCAAAAGGATTTGCTCCTGCTAGAAAAAGAACTGTGTCCACTAAGAATGGGCAAAGTATAGTCGAGTGGGTAAAAGCAAACTATACAAGCACACTAACCATAACTCCTATTGCAGATGTTGCTGGTAATTTACACCATCAATACTTATGTATATATAATAGTTATGATGAGACTAAGTATGCTGTATATTTTCAAATCATAAACACAAATGTTATTTCTACTCCTGCTGGTTATGGAGGTGTTATAGCTGTAGATGTTACTAACACAGGTATAAATTCAACAGCTTTAGAAGTAGGAACTGCTTTGCATGGTGCTTTAGATGCACACGCAGACTTTGTGTCATCAAGAGACAGTAGTGGGGTAGTAACTGTAACAGGATTGACTACAGCCTCCCCTGCCCTAGAAAATGGAACAGGATTTGGTGTTAGTATCGCAGATGTAGAAATTACAAATGAAGTGCTACATACCGATGCAAATGGTAACATAAGATTCACTCCATTTTCTACGATATTAACCGATACAGGTGTAAATGATAAAAATTATATACACAATCAAAATGTTGCTAGTGCAACTTGGGTTGTAACACATAATTTAGGAAAAAATGCTAGTGTAACTGTTGTTGATTCGGCAGGTACAGTAGTACAAGGTCAAGTTGATTACGATTCGCTGAATCAGGTAACTATAACCTTTAGTGGAGCTTTCTCTGGGAAAGCGTATTTTAATTAATAAATAAATAAAAAAAAGAAAATGCCAGAAATTAAATTTTTAGTCGATTTAGATGTACATGGAAATGTAGATTTGAACGACCATGAGTTGCAGAATTTTAAAATTCAGCACTTAGCAACAGACCCTTCAGGAGTTGAAGGACAAATATATTATAACACTACTTCTAACATCATAAAGTATTACGATGGTTCTGCTTGGGTATCATTATCCTCTGCGACAGGTGATATTACTGAAGTTATTGGTGGTAACAACATTGATGTTTCAGGTGGTGATAGTGGTGCTGCTACTGTAAACCTTGATAGTGCTACAATTAGTGCAATTAGTGCTAACACAGCTAAGACAGGTATTACTACAGCACAAGCTAACGCTATCACAGCTAACACTGCTAAAGTTGGTATAACAACACAACAAGCAAGTGATATTACAGCAAATAACGCTAAAGTAACTAACGTAAGCACTAACCTATCTGTTACACAAAGTGGCACATCATTAGTAGTAAATTCTAGTGATGGTACAAACGCAAGTTTACCTGCTGCTGATACAGATAATTGGGGTGTTATGACAGACGAAATGTTTGATGCAATTCAAGCTAACACTGCAAAAACAGGTATCACTAGTGGAGAGCAAACTAAGTTAGGACACATCTCTGTTAGTCAAGCTGTAGACTTAGACACTATGGAGTCAAACATAGCTACAAACAACGCTAAAATATCTTATACAGATGCTTCGGCTGTAGCTGCTAACACAGCAAAGAACTCTTATCCAAGTGCTGATTCTACTAAAGTAGGATTTATATCTGTAACACAGGCTGTTGATTTAGACACTATGGAGTCTGACATTGCAACAAACAATGCTAAGACAGGTATTACTGCTGCTCAAGCTAGTGCAATTACTGCAAACACAGCTAAAGAGACAAACGTAGATACAGATTTAGGTGTTATTACAAATTCAA